TGATGAGTTGATGATATTCAAAGATGGTAAAGCTTTAGCTTTTGCTACTTCTCATACATTGACAGTCACAGGTAATACAGTAGACATCTCATCAAAAGACCACGGATTCTGGGGTGCTTCTGACATTGGAAACATCACATGGGAAGCTACAACAGAGAACCTTTACACAGAAGATGCATATGATGAGTTGTTTAATGCAATGCTTACTAAGTCAGAAGTTGATATTCTGTTTGGATATGCAGAGAACTACAATCCTAATGGTCTTGACTTAGATGGCACAGCTACAGATGACAGACCAGATGCATGGACATATACCTCATCTAAGGGATATAAAGGAAAAGCTATCATCACTTCATTGACTACTAATGCCAATACTGGTGAGAATGCTACTTTCTCTGCTACTTTCACTGGCAAAGGAGCTATCATCAACTTAGGTGCTTAAAGCAATGGTTAATTCAATATGAAAGACACGGAAATGTCAATAAATGACATTGCCTCTATATATAATCTTTCATTTTAATTTTAGAGACAGATGACTATTAGTTGTCTGTCTCTTTGTGTATCAAAAGTTATTTTTAATAAAGAAAAAATATATACAAATAATAAAATGAAAATTGACTATAAAGGCAAGAACTATGAGTTGAAGTGGTCATTCAGAGCACTTATGATTTATGAGAACATAGTAAAGAAATCATTCAATCCAAAGACAATATCAGATGTAATCATATTCTTCTATTCTGTTTTATGTGCATCAGCAAAGGGAGAAACTATTGTATTTGATGAGTTCATGGATTGGATAGACAACAATCCTACTAGCATAACTCTATTCTCAGAATGGCTTAGTGGTGTATTCACACATCAAGATGTGCTTAGTGGAGCAGAAATTGATGAAGATAAAGCAAAAGAGGTATTAGATGAAGTAGAAGAAGGAAAAAACTAATTGTCCATGAAGCATTCAAGGTATTAGTACTACAATACAAAGTAGTATCAATTGAATACTTCATGGATAACATGGAACAATGGGAGCTATATGACTTATATATTAATTTGCAATATGCAGATGCTCCCAATTGGGAAATGACAAGATGGATAATGTTTGCTATATGTCAGGTAAATTGTAAGAAGAAATTAGACCCAAGAGACTTAATAGAATTTCCTTGGGATATTGACTTTAAGGAACATAAGACAAACATATCAAACAAGGATATAGATAGGTTGAAGGCAATGTCAATGAAACTATCGAAATATATGAAAGAAAATGAATAATGGGAGCAAACCTAAGTTCAAAACTCACATTAGATGGAACACAACATAACCAATCTCTTAGAGATGCGGTGAAAGAAGTCAACAAATACAAAAGAGAAGTTGACTCAGCTAACAAACAACTTAATTCATTTCAAAAGGGATTGTCATCAGCTACAGGAAGCATTGGTTCTATGATGAATGCATTCAAGACTGGTGACATTGGTGGATTTGTAACAGGAGCAAGAGGTGCAGCAACAGCTATATCTTCAATGATTCCGGCAGCAGGTGGTGCTACAGGTGCTGTAACAGGATTAGGAGTGGCAATAAATACAGCATTAGGTCCAATTGGATGGATTGCAGCAGCAGTAGCAGGTGTTGTAGCAGTAGTAGGTAGTGCTATAAGCACAGTTGAGGATTTCAACAAATCATTGAAAGGACTAAGTGCATTGACAGGTGTGACAGGTCCATCATTGAAGCAAATGGGTGATGATGCAGTAGATTTGTCAATGAAGTATGGTACAGCAGCTACAGATATTGTTGATTCAATGAAGATGATTGGCTCACAAGCACCACAACTTCTATCAGACATGGAAGGACTGAAAGCTGTTACAGAGAATGCAATGGTTTTGTCTAAAGCATCTGGTGGTGATATGGGAGTAGAAGAGACAGCAAAAGCTTTGACTACTGTGATGAATCAGATGGAAGTAGCAGCATCAGAGTCTGACAAAATAATCAATACATTAGCAGCAGGCTCACAAAAGGGTGCAGCAGATGTGAACTACTTAGCTACTGCAATTGAGAAGACAGGAACACAGGCAAAGAATAGTGGAATGTCATACCAACAATTGGTAGGCACTATTGAGACATTAGCACCAAAATTCTCATCAGCAGATGTTGCAGGTACAGCATTGAATACTTTGTTAGTAAGATTGTCTACACAGGCTAATGACAACTTCAATCCTGCTATTGTAGGATTAGAGAAAGCATTAGAGAATTTAGATAAAGCAAACTTAAGTGCAGCAGACAAAGTCAAGATGTTTGGTCAGTCTGGATTGGTAGCAGCAGACACTCTTATCAAACAAAGAGATGCTTTGCATGAAATGACTGAATCTGTAACAAACACTAATACTGCTTATGACCAAATGGAAACTTTGTCAGGCTCATTAGAGTCAGGCTGGAACAAGGTTAAGACAACATGGGATGCATTTATGATATCATTAGGCCAATCTGCATCAATACAAGTTGTAATCAAGTTGCTTGGCTTAATGATGAAGAACATACAAAACATGATTAAAGTATGCAAATGGGTGGTAGATGCATTCAATACAATGGTTGAAGTAATAAGTGCATTGATAAAGAAACTATGGAATGATTATGTCAAACCATATTGGGATGCAATAACTAAAGCTATTACAAACAGTGCTATATACAAGACATGCAAGAAGATATGGGGCGCTATAGTAGACTTTGTTTCTAAGGCTATCAAGTTCATAAAAGACTTATGGAACTCATTCCTTGAATGGCTTGGAATAAGTGTAACTAAAGAGAAACCAGTAATAAAGCCAACAGTTGACACATCAGACATAGAAGCAGTACCTGGACTTACTGAACCAAAAGGCGGTGGAAAGACAAAGACACCAAAAGCAGGAAAGACAGGTGGTAGTAGTGGAAGTAGCTCAGTGAAGATTGAATATGATACAGGCTCATTGGAATACTATCAAGCACAACTTCAAAAACTGCAAAAGAAACTTACTTCTAAGAAATTGTCACTTGTTGACATAGAGAAGACAAAGAAAGAGATAGAAGATTTAGAAAAGATAATAGAAGATAAAGAGATAGAACTTGGAATTAAGCCAAAAGAAGGTTCTATAGCTTACATTGAAGCTGAAATAAGCAAGATAGACACAAGAATCAAACAATTGCATCCTATCTTAGATGCTGTTGAGATTGCTGACTTACAGATTAAGAAAGAAGCATTAGAAAAAGCAAAGAAAGAAGCACAACAATATATTGATGGTGTTACTATTACAAGACCAGAATTCAAATCAAATGCATATGAGGGTTCATCACAATATGCATCAGACAGAGTATCTTACTATAAGAACTTAGTATCTATGGAGATTGTAGGTACTGAATACTATTATGAATGGGTTGAGAAGTTGAAAGAATGGACAGAGAAAGAGAAACAGATTAAGCTTCAAGTACAAATTGACACATCAGGAGCAGATGAGAATAGTCTTAGCATACTTAATCAAAAAGTATCTTATTACAAAGCACAATTAGACTTGTATGCTTATGGTAGTCCTGAATATGAAGAAGCATTGAAGAACTTGAAAGAATGGACTAAGAAAGCACAAGAGATTAAAGTATTGATAGACTTAGACACATCAGATGCTAATGCTGGCTCATTGAAATACATTCAAGACAGAATATCTGTATTGAAGTCAAAAGTAGAGTTAGAAGCTTATGGCACACCTGAATACAATAAGCTAAAAGATGAGTTAGAAGCATGGGAGAAAGCAGAGCATAAGATACAAATGAAGATAGACATAGATGATATGTCATTCTTTGAGAAATTTGACCAATTCAACAACTTGACATCATCTATCAATAGTGTTGTAAGTGCAGCAGATGCTATGTCAGAAAAGTTCGAAGAAGGAGCAAATGAATGGGAGAAGTTTGTATCTATAATGGACTTTGTATCAGCTTCACTTCAATCAGTACAAACATTGATGCAAACAGTCAATATGATTACTCAATTGCTTGGAATAACTACACAGGTTACATCAGCTATTGAGAGTGCTGCAAGCGCTAAGAGAATAGCAGAGACAAGTGCAGAGACAAGTGCATTGATGACTAAGACATCTGCTGAGTCAGGTGAAGCAGTAGCAGGAGCTACATCTTCTGGTGCATCAATGCCATTCCCATACAACTTGATTGCAATAGCATTAGGTGTAGCTGCTGTAATTGCAGCATTGGCATCAATAAAGAAGTTCGCAGGTGGTGGTATTATAAGAGGAGCTACTACAATGGGAGACTACAACTTGGCTAGAGTCAATGGTGGTGAAATGATTCTCAATGGTCGTCAGCAAAACAATTTGTTCAAAGCTATAGACAGTGGAAACTTTGGAAACAACAACAATGAATTGACAGGTAAGATAAAGATACAAGGTTCTGATATGTATTTGTTGTTGAAGAACTATTCTAAAGAGAAGTCTAAATTAGGTAAAAATATAGGTATAAGCTAAATGTCAACATACATACATGGTTCATTCAAGAACAAGAAAGAAGAATACATTACAGTAGAGATAAAGTCAAAGAATGGTTTAGGTGATTATGTCATAGGTGAAGATGATTCATTCAAAATATACTTTGCTTCTGACCCTGTTGAGATATCCTATTCTGTAGATGAGTTGTTTGAGCATATCATAAAGAAAGAATGCAAACTGACATTGGTAACAGGTGAGTATCTGGGCAATTTGTTGTTTAGTGGCAATGAAAAAGACACAACAGTCAAGGTATGGAAAAATGGTGATATTTGTTTGTTCTCTGGTTATGTAGAGCCATATACTTACTCACAAGGATGGGCATACAGGCTAGAAGAATTCACATTGAATTGCATTGATGAGTTGTCTTGTTTGCAATACCAATTCATAACAGATGAGTCTTCATGGGATGATATGTATGCTAAGAACAACATATTGTCATTCAAAGACTACATCAGCATGATACTTCCAACAAGAACTTTCTGGGATATGTCAAAGACTGTCAATAGCCAATCTTTGTTAGACATTGCTGGAGTGTCTTTGAATGTTTTTCTTGGTGATGGTCCAGACCATATAAGCACAAATGAAGAGATATTAGAAGAGATTCTTAAGTATTGCAACTTACATGCTATACAAGAAGGTGAAGACATATTCTTGTTTGATTGGGACACTATAGGCTCAAACATCACTACATGGTACAACATATATGATGGTTCTACTAAGAGCTTATCAGCTACTACAATCAATGTCACTAATGATTTGTATATGTCAGATGACACTAACATTTCAATGGCTGATGTATACAACCAAATTCAGATAAAATGCAAGTTAGAAGACAAAGATGAAGTCATATCATCACCTTTGTCTTCTGATGACACTTATTCTTATTCTGACTATAAGCATCTTTGGTTCTCAGAATTCATAAGTGAAGGAGATGGAACAAGGTCATTGAATGCATTCAAGTCTGTCATAAGACAAGGTGTTGAAAGTCCTGAGAATATTGTATATACTGACTATGACCAATGGTATAGGAATGACTATTACTTCAAATGGAACTATAACCCTAAATGGACTCTTATGTATAAGGGAAAAAACATAAGGAATTGGTTAGAGAAAGATAGCAATGACAAATACATCAATATGTGGAGAATAATGAAGGCAATGAGACAAAACAAATTCATGCCTGCATTGCTATCTGTAGGAAAGCATGAGAAAAGGATTGACTCTAGGAATCCAAGCAGAATTGGAAACAATGGTGCAGTTACAGGAACTATATCAATGTCTAACTACTTAGTCATATCTGTAAATGGAGAATACACTAGTCGTGGATATGATGATAGCAATACAAAGTTTGTAGAAATAGAAGATGCCATAAATGAAGCATCAAACTTCAATTCTGCTACAGGTGATTGCGATGGTTTGCTATATTTTGAAGGAGACAGTGCTTTATACTCTCCTACAGATGATGAGACAACAAACTATTTGATATTCAATGGCTCTATAGTATTGAATCCTGTTAGAAGACAATCATCTATAATAGGAAATACTTTAAATCCTGCTTCATCTTCATCAGAGACAACATTTGGATGGTTCTATCAATCTACAACATGGGGAAATTCAGACTATGGTGCAGTGCCTGTATCACAAAATGGAAATGGTGGAAGGTATGCAATGCAATTTTGGGGCAATGAGAATCAAGCAGACTTAGAACATCCAATGAATTCAGAATTGATGATATATCCATTCACTAATGAAGAGAAAGCACAGGAACTAGAATACAACTATTCTGACAGAGGTGACAAAACAGACAAATTTGACAAGATTCCTGTATTAGAATGTGAAATGAAGATAGGTGACAAATACTTAGTAGAGACATATGAGAATGGAAACAAACAAAAGCCATTGTACCATTGGTATACTTATGCACAATGTCCTACAGAAGATGGATATAAGAAGACTACATTCTCATTGGGATTTGACCCAGACATTGGTGACTACATAATTGGCAAAGAATATGAGCTTGCTAATACTGTTGATGGAAGGTATTCGAATGAGAAAGGTACAGCTATCCCTATAAAGAAATCAGATGCTTTGTCTGGCAAGGTGTCATTCAAGATATTGGGTGTAGTAAATACTCAATGGAATGAGATTACAAGAAGGCATCCTACAATGTTCAGACATACTAAATACTATGACAATTGGAAGATAATTATGTCACATGTATCATCTATATGGATAAAAGACTTTGGAGTTAAGATAATAAGTGACAATAAGGGTAAAGAATTGCCCAACCAATCAAAAGACATAGTTTACATATCTGATGAAGCAAAAGGCTACTTAAAGAAGAAAGATGATATTGATTTTGTCATAAACACTGCTTTGACTACAGAAGAGCTTATTGCTCTTGGTATTGACAATAATGTTTCTAACACAAATGTTGTGAATATGACTACTAACAATCCATTAGAGTCAATACATGATGTTTGGACAGGAGAGACAAACAGAGCAGAAAGACTATACATAAACCAATACTACAACATATACAGTACACCAAAACCAATCATCAATACTGTATTGAAAGATAATAATAGATACCCTTTCTTGCATTTGTACAACTTCAATGGTTTTGGCAATATGATACCATTAAGCATAACAAAGAATGTAAAGGACAATACAATTGAAATATCATGCATAAAAAAATAACCTGACAACAGATGATAGATATTAAGACATTTGCAGTGCCAAAAGAAGGCACTACTACTAAATACATAAGCTCTGGATTTGGCAATGAGTCTAGTACACCTGTAAATCCTTTTGAGCCACATTACTTATGGGGACAATACTTTGATGATACACAGGACATAGATGGTGATATGACTGTCAATGGTGTTATTAGTGCAGACAAATTGAGAACAATAAACTTAGAAGCAGAGAACTCATATATTGGAAAAGCATACATAGATGAAGCAGACATTAGCACACTGAATTCATATACTGGAGTGATAAACAATTTAAGTGGTGTGAACTTGAACTATCAATTAGCTACTATAGTGGCAGCATACATAAAAGAGTTAAGTTCAGATGAGATTACTACTGAAAATTTGACTGTGACAAAAGCTGCTCATTTCTTTGAGTTGGTAATTGACAAAATAAAGGCAGCAGGTGGAGCTATATTGCTTACTCCTGCAGATGGTTTTGTCATAGATTCAGTTTTGGATGTATCAGGTGGAAAGAAGCTATTGTTTAGGGCAAATGATGGTGAGAAAGCTATAAGAAATATGTGGCAGATAAATGACCAAGCTATATGTCAGACTTTCAACCAAGCACAAATAGGAACTAACTACAATGTATCAAACAAATATTGGTGGTCTTTAGTTACTGCTGTAGGAACAGAGACAATCAATGATGAAGACTATCATTACATTGTAGTAAGCACTACAACAAAAGATGGTACTTTGAATCCAGAAGCAGGTGACGAAGTGGCTATGCTTGGATATAGGGGAACAAATGACCCTAACAGACAATCAGCTATATACATTTCAGCTTATGCATCTTTAGATGATGAGCTTGTAGCTCCATTGATATGCCAATATAGGGGAATAAATGACTTTGACTTAGCATCACACAAATACACATGGTTTGCATCAGGTGTTACAGCAAAAGGACAGTCAAACAATGTGTTTTCAAATGAGATTAGAGGAAACCTGAGAATGTCAAGTGGACAATCGGTTGAAGATGCTATATCTGGTGGACAATCAGTAGACATAACATCATATAAGATACTTTTGAACACAACATCTATTAAGAATGGAGACACTATAAAGCCAAGCACATTGACAGCTACATTGCTTAGAAACCATAATGGAGAGACAACAGAACTAAGCACTGTTCCTACTGGACTTAATATGAAGCTATATGGTGTTACTGGAAATTCAAATTCACCACTCTACACATGGTATGCAGGAAGTGCAATAAGTATGTCAACTACAAATTTAGTCACTTATGACTACCTTTATATGTTGTTGTCAGATGGCACTACAGCTTATGATAGAGCATCAATTAGCATTGTAGCAGATGGTCAAGATGGTCAAGATGGAAGTGCTTCTGTCAATGGTGGTCATTGGGAATTTGCTTACAAGGAATATAAGACAAAACCAAACAGACCTACAGGAACAGGCAATTCAGATGGATGGAGTACAAACCCATCAACTCCTGACTACGCAAATGGATATTATCTTTGGATGAGCCAATGCTTTGTTTCTGGTACAGGTGTATATGGTACTTGGACAGACCCAATAAGATTCACAGGTGACAATGGTCAAGCAGGTGAAGATGGAACAAAAGTAGAGTTCATCTATTCAGTAAATACTTCAACTACTACACCTCCTACTATATCTTATGATACATACAATAATAAGACTAAAGATGATGATGACTTTGTACCAAGAAACTGGACAGACAATCCAACAGGAGTGCAAGCACAAAATGAAGTAGAATGGGTATCTACTAGAGAGAAAGCAAATGGTGTATGGTCAAACTTCTCTACTCCTGCTATATGGTCTAAATGGGGGGATAAGGGAACAGATGGAGATGGATATGAATACATATACCAAGGCTCTAATTCAAGTTTACCTCCATTGAATCCAAACAACATATCACAACCATCATCAACATCAATTGGACAGACTAAAGATGATGATGACTTTGTGCCAAAAGGATGGTCTGATGAGCCAGTAGCTTTGTCACCATCTGTATTGTATGAATGGGTATCAATAAGAAAGAAGACAAATGGATCATGGGGACAGTTCTCAACACCTAAATTATGGGCACAATATTCTGCTCCTGGTTCTAATGGTAGAGATGGAAACACATGGGTATTCATATACAATAATTCAGATAAAAAACCAGAAAAACCAAATGACCATGTAGGAGTTGGAGCATTGCCTGCTGGCTGGTCTACTACATGGACAGAACCAAACTACAATGCAGGAGAATATGTGTGGATGAGCCAGACAGAAGTTATTGGAAATGTTTATGGTGTTTGGTCAGACCCAATAAGATTGACAGGACAAAATGGTAAAGCAGGTGAAGATGGAACAAAGATAGAGTTCATTTACATACTTACTACTGATGATACTCCACCATATACACCATCTACATCACAAACAGATGACTATGTACCAAGTAAATGGACAGACAATCCTACAGGAGTAGATGAGACAAACCAATATGAATGGGTATCAACAAGAGAGAAAGAGAATGGAACATGGTCAGCATTCTCAACACCTGCTATATGGTCTAAGTGGGGAGAGAAAGGTATGGATGGTGATGGATATGAGTATATCTACATTAGATTACAACAAGGAACAATGCTTATGAATCCTACACCTCAAAATTGGCAAACTAACACATCATATCAAACAGATGACTATGTGCCAAATGGATGGAGTGATGACCCTGTATCACCATCACAACAATATCCTACTGTATATGTAAGTGTCAGAAAGAAGCATAATGGCATTTGGTACCAATTCTCAAATCCATCTATATGGACAAGATGGATAGAAGGTGGAACAGGTCAAGATGGCCAAGATGGCCAAGATGGTGAAAATGCAAAGCAGGATTTGATGCTAGATTGTGGTAGCTATTGCACTATAACATACAACAGTTCAACAAAGAAATACATATTGTCAAGAAGGTTTGCTATAGCTGTCTTCCATTATGATGGCAATACAAGAATACAAGTAACAGAGAACACAACTCCTTCTATGTCAGACTATACTATATATTGGAAATACAATACAAGGTCAGGCAATATGCTAGAAGATGATGGATTGAACATAACAAATGATGGTGTATGGTATACAGATTATGATGATAATGTTCAATACAATAATTTGAGTTCTATACCTCAATTTGCCACTTATCAACTAAGGACAGCAGATGGACAAAATGTATTAGACCAAATGGTAGTGTATGTGAAGATGGACACTGCAGCTGTATTTGAAGTCACAGCAGACCAAATTCAAAGCTATGTTAGTGGTGTACAAGAAACTATTAATGGACAAATCACTACTATACAGAATGCAATATCTACACTTACTCAAAACTACAATAGCATTACTGCTACTGTGCAAGGTATCACATCTACAATAAATGGTTTGACTGGTGACTTAGAACAATTAGAAGAAGACTTTGCAAGCCTTACATTAGACTTAAATGGTTTTAAGACACAAGTATACAAAAAGACAGAAGTAGATGGATTGATTAGTGAGACTGAATCTTTGATACAACAAACAGCAGACCAAATAAAGCTTATGGTTAACAATACAGGAATTGACATAGTGAACAATATGATTACTCTCAATGCTAGCAACACTACTATAAACGGCAACTTGATATTGCAAGAAACTAATAATTCGTCACAGGGATTCATATTTAGAAACATAAATGGAGAAGATGGATTGAAACTAACAACAGGAACAGTTCCTGTACTTAGCACATTCTTGGCACAATACCCAGGCTATACTCAGATGCTTATAGGTACAAATGGTTTTGGCTGGCAAACAGGAAATGGAAGTACCAGCTATAGGCATTTCTATTGTACAGATGACACTATATCATTGAATGATGGTTCTTCTGGTGGAGTCAACAACCAATATCATATTGAGATGCAGTTAAGGCAAAGTGGTGGAATGACAGGACAAATAAGAGACTATATAGGACAAACAGAATTTGGTTCAAGTGATGTCAATACTTGTTATGTCAAGTTCCTTACTAACTACACTACTATTCAACATAATGGTGTGAGGATAGTCAATCCTGCATACAACTACAACTACTCTAACTTCATGGTATCAAGCAAAGACAGGATGCTTCTATGTTGTCCTAATGGAAATAACCAGAATGATTCTCAACTAAATAGAAGAGCTGTGACATTGAAATTCTCAACAGAATGTGTTGGACATTTCTATTTCATAAAGAGAATGTATGATACTGGAAGGATATACTTAGATGGATATACATATAGAGGAACACAAAACCAATCTAATACACCAGTACAAAACTTGTATATTGATGACAATTACCTTTGGATGGTTGTAGTAGTAGATGGATTGTATTCATTGAATGGTACACCACAAATGACACTCATACTCAATAGGATTGGTGCATAATTAAAGTTTATTTTTAATAAAAGAAAGGATATAATGAAACCTGATACAAAAGAGAATATTCAATACGGAACAGCCCTCATAGGACTATTGACTGGAATAATACTTTGTTTCCTATCATTTTTCTTAAACAATTATAACATCAATGGAAGTGTACTTGGGTATTTGGGAGAATGGATTATATTTACCAGTGGTGTATTTGGATTCTCATTATATATAAAAACAAAATTCTTGGAAGCAGAGTCAAAGCTAGATAAAAAACTAAAGGATGAAATTGATGAAATAGAGAAAAAGAGAAATGTAGTTGTTGACAGCGGTCAGCAATAGGTTTAATCATAATAATTGTTTGTAATTGCCA